GAATGTTCCGGTGTCTGGAACTTGGTCCATGTCAAGCGGAACGCTTGCAGCCATTTGGTATCTTGATCAAGGCACCATTGAATTGTCAGGAACTTGCTTTAGCAGTCCGGGCAAATACACCAATACTTCAAGCGCCGGTATTCAAGTGAGACCGGTCGCAGACAACAAAACATTTAAGGTGAGAATCACAAATAACGGATCAACGGTTGTTGAAGAGACATCGTTTGACTTTAACTCAAACTCACCACGTTATATTCGAAAAAGATTTAATACTAATCCCACTCTCACCAACTCAACAATTGTTGAGAACACCGAAAGCTATTTCCTTGGAGAGACTTTTGAGGGGATTGTAAAAAACGATATTACGGAGACAAGTAAAAACCACTTGTACGGCTGGATTGCTCCACTCACCACCCCAGATAAAACAACTGCTGTTGGTGGCGATTATAGATTTAGTTATACTAAAATTAATGCGAACAAAGGAGCGATTGCTAAAACTGGTTGGTTTATTTCTCAAGATCTTTCGACGAACTTTGCAAGTTATTCCCCCTCTAGCATGACTAAACTGTTCCGTCTCGTAGGTCGCCTTACTCGCGAAGATGTCCAAAGAAAGGTTAAAATTTCAATTAAAGATCTTCGCAAATCAAGTGACCCCACAAGCGAGTACGGCACATTCACAGTGGCAATTCGAGACATCAAGGATACTGATGCTGCTCCTGTGATTCTTGAATAATTTAATAATTGTAATTTGAATCCTGCTTCTGACAACTATGTTGCTAAAAGAATTGGCGACAAGTATGAAAAGTGGGATTATGACTCAAGACGGTATAAAGAATATGGCGATTATGCCAATAACTCTGATTATATTAGAGTTGAAATGGCATCAGATGTTTCAGATGCCGTGACAAACCCATTGTTGTTACCATTTGGTGTCTTTGGCCCTCCCCAGTACAAAGGATACCAAGTGTCCCCAAGCGGAACACTTCTTACTTATAATGGTGATGATCCGGGAACTGCTGGAACTTTTGTATACGAAGGCTTGGCTTATGCTGGAGCCCGACCAGCTGACCCAGTGAGTCAGGTGTTGTTTACTGGTTCCTCGCACACTGTGCGCCCAACTAAAGTGACTTTCCCCGAGCTTCGCTTGAGGGTATCAAGTTCTGAAGGATTTGTTATAGATCCTACCGATGCTTACTTCGGTGTTGATACAACTTTCAATTCTAACGAATTTGACAAAACAACCCTTGATGTTATTCGGGCAAAACCAGATACTCTTGACTCTCACGTTGCAGATGATACAACTACAGAGAATTCTTGGGTATTCTCACTTGACAACATCAGAAACGTAAATGTTTCCGAGTCTTATGCCGGAGGCGGAGCAGATGTATCTGGTGCCTATGCAGTAAATGCGGTTTATGATGCCACTGCTCGTACAAATAGAACGGCATATACCAACCACACGTCATCTGCAGGATTGACGAATGTACCAATCAACGCGGCAACTGCTTCGTATGAAAACGTACTGGATGCTGGTTTTGATCGCTTCACAACGTGTTTACACGGCGGTTTCGATGCTTTAGACATCATGGAGCGAGAACCCTTCCGTAATACTCTTTTGGACGACGGAGGAACAGAAACAACAAACTATGCATACAATTCGATTAATGTCGCAATTGACTCGTTGCGAGATCCGGAAAGAACTGAGTTTAACTTGGTTGCTATGCCCGGTATCACGAATAATAGTTTGAACAGCAAACTTGTTCGAACCGCAGAGAGTCGTGGAGACGCTCTTGCCATTATCGACCCGCAGGGTGGCTTTGTTCCAGATACCGAGGGAACGCAGTCCATAGAAGATCGCTTGGGAAGCGTTGAAAGTACAGTTGATAATATGCAACAAAATCTAAAGCTAAACTCAAGTTACGGCGCTGCCTACTATCCTTGGGTTCAGATTCGAGATAATGTTAATGGCGCAACGCTTTGGGCACCCCCTTCAGTTGCGGCAATTGGAGCCTTGGCATATTCCGAGGCAGTTTCAGAGCTTTGGTTTGCTCCCGCAGGATTTACCCGAGGCGGTTTATCGGCCAATAATGCAGCCGGAATCCCGGTCATTGGAGTCCGCCAGCGTCTGACCTCAAAGGATCGCGACAAGTTGTATGAAAACAATATTAATCCGATTGCAACCTTCCCAGCAGAGGGCATCGTTATCTTTGGTCAAAAGACACTTCAGGCAACGCCTTCAGCGCTTGATCGAATTAATGTTCGAAGGCTGACAATTTTCTTGAAACGTGAAATTTCAAGAATTGCAGCAACTTTGTTATTCGATCAAAATGTTCAAGTAACTTGGAACAAGTTCCGAGGACAAGCAGAAACTTTCTTGAGTGGCGTAAAAGCTGGATTGGGTCTTACAGATTATAAGGTTATTTTGGATGAAACGACCACAACGCCAGATTTGGTTGACAGAAATATTCTTTATGCTAAGATCTATGTCAAACCGGCCCGTGCGATTGAATTCATTGCAATCGACTTTATTATTACAGATAGTGGAGCAGCTTTTGATGATTAAAAAAAATAATAACTATTTAAAAATAGAGATTGAGGAGACCTTATAAAATGCCATTCTGGAATAATACCGCAGTTGAACCTAAACGAGCTTTTAGATGGATTCTGTATCTACCAGCCGTTACGGGAGACGCTGAATCATCTGCCCCAACGACTTATGCGATTAGAGACGTAAACAAGCCATCGTTTCAAATTACTTCAACCGCTGTTAACTTTATGATTCACACGTTTAAATATCCGGGCCGAGCAACGTGGAATGATGTTAACGTTACCCTTATTGACCCGATTAATCCTGATATGTCTGGCATTTTAGCTCGAATCGTTCAGGCGTCTGGATATCGAAAACCAGAAACCGAGCAAGATGCAAGATTCTCATTCGCTAAGGCAAGTGCTGTCAATTCGCTTGGGAAACCCCGAATTCAACAAATTGATGCCGGTGGAAACCCAGATAAAGAAGGACGAATTATTCCTCCAAGAATTATTGAAGAGTGGAGCCTTGCCAATGCGTGGGTTAGTAACGTCGAATTCGGCTCATTGAACTACACAAGTGAAGATTTAGTTCAGTTGAAACTTACCATCTCTTATGATTATGCAGAATTTGCAGGTAATTTTGACCCCGCCACTGGTAAGATTAAATCTATCCTGTAGGGGGCCTTTAAATGTCTCACTTCTGGTCATCAGTTAATAAAAAAACATATATCGAGCCCAAGCGCCCATTTCAGGCAATTGGCATCACAGACTTCGTTCAGCCTTTTCTTATTCAAAGCATGACAAAACCATCGTTAACAAGTATTTCATCACAAAAGGTTAAAAAATTATTAAAAAATGGTACAATGAAGACTGAAAATCATTATAAAAATGATTACGGTCTGAATTCAATTAATATAACTATTATTGATGCTTATGACCAAGAATTGGCAGATAACTTTTTGAATACGTTAAATAAATCTCAAACTATTTTTGATATGTTAACTGCGGGGGGATACACGGCGCAATCAAATGAGCGAACCCGAGGCGTTTTAGAAATTACAAAAGACTTACTAAGGATGCCCAATATGCAAATCTTAGAACTTGCCCCTCACAAAAGAGGAGAAGCAGAGAGAACAGCAAGCAGTATTGTTTCTGCCGTTACTGATGTTGCCGGTGACTTGTTGAGCGGAAACCTTAGTTTGGGAAATTTAGCAGATTCAGCGTCAACTGCAGCTAATTTTTTAGGCGAGAATGTTGTGGGCGTTTGGACAATTATTAGACCAATTATTACTTCCGCAGATTTTGGAGGATTTGATTACGGCTCTAATGATTTTTCCATGATTAAATTATCAGTGGATTATAATAATTTTAAATATGAAAAAAGTGCTGTTTAAACAATAATAAAAAGAGGTAAATATGAGACAGAATGATGAAAGGATTGGGAATCCCCAACCCTCCCATGTTCCACAAACGAGTGTGGGCGGCTTAAGCTATGTGATTCCAACAGAGATAGTAGACTTGCCAAGTAAGGGCCTCCTATACCCAGAGGATCACCCCTTGTACGGTAAAGAATTTGTTGAGATTAAACAAATGACTGCAAGGGAAGAAGATATCTTAACTTCGGCTACTTTAATCGAAAAGGGGCTTGTTTTAGATCACTTGGTTCAAAGTCTGCTTCTCGACAAGAGCATAAATGTAAAAACATTATTTGCTGGAGATAAAAATGCGATTCTGCTAAATGCTAGAATTCATGCATATGGCAATGAGTACAAAGCGGCCTCTTTGTGCTCCAAGTGTGGCTCATCAAATGAGATTACATTCGACTTGCTGGAAATCAAAAATAAACAAGTTAATTATGAGTCTAGATTGACACAGCTTGATTTGCCAAAAACAAAATTCAAAGCAGAGGTGAGATTTCTAAATTCCCATGAAGAGGAAGTCTTAGCCAAAGAGATTGAAAAAATAAAAAATCTAGGCTTGGGAGACAGCAGAATTACAACTTTTTTAAAATTTATAATTTCATCTATTAACGGTATAGATTCAGCAGAAGGCGATGTAAACCATTTTATTGAGAACATGCCTTCGCAAGACGCAAACTATATCAGGGATTGTTATGCTGAAATGAAACCTGATATTGATTT